TCTGCAAACTTCTCCCCACTAGGATACCACACTTTTCCAGATTCGAAAATAGGAGAAACAATGTGCATCCTTGTCGTCTTGTCTAAGTTACCCCCTTTACGTCTGCCTGGACTAAATGTCAAGACTGGTAGATTTTGTAATCGCAGCTCGTCTGCCAAAGGTTGACCACTAGCTTTTGCCTCGATAAGCATCATATCTGGATCCCAATATTCGTTTTCTTCTATCGCAATCTCCTTCAACTCTGGAAAACTCCAACGCCCTTTCTTCGCATCAAGCATAATTAAATGTTGCTCACCGTTCTTTTTTGGTTCAAACACACCCCAAGTTGTAATCGCAGAATAGTCTGCCGTCTCTTTTTTACTGTATGCCGTATCATACGACTGTAAAATATAATCTAACTTCGGCACTTCTTTCTCTTCCCACGGAGTCCACCACTCCCTTTTGATCATTGCCGTTTCTTCA